CAGTTGGAGAGTCAGCTGTTGCAGTATACTTATTGATAGGATCTGCACCTTCTTGTTGTGATACGTTCGCCTTAACAGTGGTGATGAGGCTTTGATCTTGTACTGGGCCATACATGCTAGTCTTGATAGTAAACGATAGTGTATGGACTACGAAGCGTCTCTCAGTAAATTGACCATCATAGTTATCTTCGACAGTTACGCTGTTTAATATGATCGGTATACGTTGTGTGATCTCTACACTCGGTAAAGCATTGATTGCTAAAGAGTATTCTGGATTAAACGTAGGTAAGATTTGCTCGATGATCTGCATCGCGTCTTCCTGCGTCTTTGTCAACACATACAGGTTGATGTTTATATTGTATGGCGTTGGAGATAATACAGACTTACGGATAGGGTTTGATGCAGTACTCTCGTCTGTACAATTAATCATCTGCATCTTATTGGTCTTACGTGAAGAGTCGTATGTATAACCAGTTATCTCAAATGATAGTCTTGGTAAAGATATGTAGGTATTATTTGTTAAGTTTGGGTCTTGCTCGATACGAAGCAGCCACTTCTCCTTAGGAGCATAGGCAAGCGGGACGGCAAGGGTTTGTACCACGTTACCGTTGTTGTCTTCTCGAGCTATCTTGATATCAGAGAATAAACGACCAAACGCAACGATCGTCTTTCGTATGGTACCATGATAGTATGTTAACCCATTAAGCATTATAAGGCCGCGATCCTTGCTTGAAAATCTTCAAAGCTTGTTGAAGCTGCAGTGATTGCTTGTAGTTCTGATAGTTGGATAGTAGCATCATAGACTTCTGTAAAGTTTTGGTTGATTTTACTAAAAGCCGTCCTTAATGCATCTCCTGTACCATCATTAGGGCTTGTACCGATGTTGATTACTTGTTGTGTCATAGTGAGTCTGCCTTTGTAGTTGTTGAGTCTGCAGTCTTAAGTGTAGTGTCTGCTTGTATTAAAGGAGGAGTATAGTAAGTTGATAGCTCACCAAATGGGTTAGCTTCACTAAATATGACCCCCTCAGCTTCATATTTAAACTTGTTATTATCACCATATGAGTAGTCTTGATGATCAAGGTTAGCGATGATTGCGTTAGCCGCAGCTAATGAACCTGAATCGTTTGATATCAAGTATACTGGTGGTGCATAGGTATAACCAGAACCAGGTTGTACGACTAATATCTTGACCACTTCACCTGTAGATTTGGGTTCATCACCAAGGTATGCTTGACCGTATGCTCTGTAACCAAAGAACTGCCATGATACAGTACCATCTACACCAACGCTTTGTGTCCATGTAGGAGCATCAACTCCGGTAACACCCGCGATGGTACATACGTATCTCCTATCATCTACGCACACTTCATCGTTGACTTTAACTGAAGCGAGTGGCTTCCAGTTATCTCCAACTTGAACTGTAGGAGGCACCACATAGTTATGCCCTTTGTTTGTGATCTTGAATCCTGTCACTGTACCGTTAGGAACTTTCTCTGTATCAAATGACTTGAGTGATTCAAAGTTATCGATCTCCTTGATACCAGTCTGCATATGTTCTGATGCATACTGGAATAACTCGACTTGTAACTTATATACGTATAGCTTACCTGCTTGATAGAACGGGTCTTGATGCTTAACGAACTTGATCTCAAACAAACCACCAGTTAGTGGAAAGTAGAGTAGATCACCCTCAGCAGGTCTGTTAGGTAGTATTGAAAGTCCATGCTGCCCAACGAAACGTTCCCAGGTTCGACGAGCGACAGTTAATGTAGCAGACTGTTCCATCATCAAACCAAACTTCTGTATGAATGCACCTTGACCTTCAAAGCCATCATGTGATTCAAGGTACATCTCGATAGCATAAGCGTTCTTAAACTTACTTAGCCTGTCTTCTCCAAGTATATCATCTTTACCCACGAGTGTACGTGGGATATAGTAGAAGTCTTGTCCAAATATAGATATAGACTCAACTATGATGTCCTCATATGTGAGCTGTTCGGAACGTGTTCCGTTAGAGAAGTAGACTGAGCGAGCCATACTATCCTAAAAAGAATTCCAACGGAGCAGCCTTATTCAGCATCTCATCTTCGAGGTCTTTGATCTCCGCTATAGCTTCTGAATATAGAGAAGCCCCATCAAGGATCACACCGCCTGGTAGTTGGATATTACCAAACTTCTTGATGTTTGTAGCCCATTGGCGTTTGAATAGTGCTGTAACGTAGTGACGGAACCAAGGTTCATTCCATACTTTACTGAAAGTTGCTGGGTCAAGAGCTCTGTAGCACTCAACAACGATGAAGTCACCGATAGTCAACGCAGAGTCCCAGTTAACATCAAGGCTTAACCTACCCATCATACGGTTAAACCTATATAGTGGATAGCCGTTTAGTTCTAGGTTAAGTAGAGAGATGTGTGACATAACAGTCTTATAGTAGATCAATGACGTTGAAGTCAAGTCATATAAGTCGTTAAGTCTTAGTTGATATTGTAAGTCAAATAAGTTCTTTGAGCTGGATGCTGCATTAAACGGGATGACTCTTGTGATACCATAGATGTAGTCTGGTAGCGGGAAGTAATGTAGGTCATATGTACCTAATACTGCTCCGTCTGCAGATATAACCGCTGTCGCTCCATTAGATCCGGTGATGGTCTCACCTACTATGAATGCTGGTAGAAGCTCTGAAGTAAATTGATTTTGAGATGTAGTACCATCATTTTGGCCTGCTATCGTCATGTTTTGACATACGATCTGTGTATCTACAGGATTACGACCATACTGCATGCATACCTTAGCTGTTGCACCAGATGTGCTTCCAGTGATCTTTGTACCTATGGGGAAATCAGTTTGTGTAGGAGTAGTGATGTTGATGATTGAGCCAGTGATCTGTGCTTTAAGATACATACGTTCTGCACCATCAAAGTGGTATTGGTTCCAATAGTCAAGAGCTTCATCGATACGCTCATTTAGTTGGACATCGTCCACGTTGATTTCAACTACTGGTTCGCCTAGAGCTCTAAGGCAATATTGAGTTAATTCTTCTCTGCTAGTAACGGCCATTATACACTTCCTAGTTTATTGTATTATTTATAACTATAAGGTATTTATAATGGAGTGTATAGAGTAATCATGATCCTGGATACGAAGGTTATATTTAGTAGGTGGTTCAAATATCTTATCAGTGTCTTCATACTTTGATATGACTACTGTATCCATCCAGATAATAAAGTCAGCATCAAATATGTCTCTACTTTCTTGTAATGGAGCTATAAAATCTACGATAGTATAGTCATCATCAACATTAGCTAAGTCGGCTAGTCTTTTGGCTTGTCTAATTCGTCCTTCATATGAGAAGTCCCAGTCTTGATATAGAGACCTTATCTTATCAGCATTTAACCATGTGACAGACTTTCCTTCTTGTTTAAGACTAGCCTCAAGTCTACCTGCAAGAGTAGTCTTACCAGATCCAGGAAGACCCATGATTAATATTTTAAACATATTGTTTTTCTATCTCAACGAACCTATTGTATAGCTCTTCACCAAGAACTTCCTTTGCAGGCTTTGATATCTTTTCTAGTTTAGGTCTAATAGTATGTAAACCTTCAAATCCCCAAGCTAATAAGTCATCATCGTTGGTGTCATTCTGGATATTATTAAAGTCGTACTCATGTTTTGGTAACTCTAAGAATTGTTCTATACGAGCGATCTCATGTTTAGGATCGTTAACTATATCATCGTACTTAACAACTATGATCTGATCTGGAACATCTTTCTTGATCTGTTGAGCACCTTCCATACAATCTTTAACCATATTAAACCACATCTCTGCCATCCGATTATCATCAGTTGCTGGATAACCTTTTAATATAAGGTTCTTATCAAAGTCTGATTTAGTTTGGTTTTTAATGATAGTTAACCAGCTTGCCATGATACTAGGAAGATCACGTTCCACTACAATAACCTTGATCTTTTCCCCGAATAAAGCATTGACTGTAGGCATGTTTTTAGCCCATCCACGACCTTTATCTATGATGATTGGTTCTGACCTATGCTGCCAAAATGCCGGTAATATCGCCTTAGTTAAGTTTCTTGCTTGTTCTTCAAAGTAGTTAGCTTTAACTGTTGGATCCTCTCTCCACGCTTCTTGCATCTTTACTGCTACGTTAAGCATAGGAGAAGTAGGAGTTACGTATATCGCTGGGTTTTGGTTAAGTATTGAAGATAAGACTGTTGAGCCAGATCTTGGCAATCCCGATAGAAAGTGTAATTTTTGTTTCATAATATAGACTTGATAGATGAGTGGATTAACTCTCTTTGTTCTGTATTTATAGATGCATTCCTGTATATGTCTATGAGCTGCGTGCTTATCTTCTTATACCAATCATCATCACGTTTATGATGGTCGACAAATAAACATGCAGCTGGTATATATTTGTCGATCTGATTACTATTTTTATAATGATAGAGAAGATACCAAAGGTTCCATGTATTAGTCGGG